GTTCAGATGTAAAGATTTCCTCTTTACGCGGAGCTGTGATTCGTTCACAGCACACGTTGGCTCGTTTACACGGACGGCCCGCCTTTTTATTGTTAGGAATCTTTTATAAGATGAAATAGCGGATTAAACTAAATCAAATTTCCAGGTTTTAACCCCTGGATGGTTCAAGGAACCATAATTATTCTTTATTTAACGTGAGGTTAATTACCGACTCACGGAGATGATATTCATCTCGTTTGATTTGCGAATTTTTATAGAATTCCGAAACTAGTTGTTCCCAGGGTAAGAAAGTGCTCTCATTAACCCAGGCATCAAGATTTAAATCGTGAATCATATTCTTGAAAAGTAGAAGTTTTTGATTATAAACAGCCTTACCATAAAAGAAGTATTCACGTAGTGCAGTAGTAACAACACTAATAGTTTGCTCCTCTTGTGATACAGACTTGGATTTTACCCAAACCATCAACATTTTCTCAATAGAGTCATGTTCCAAAGGCGCAAGATGGAATTTTACATCATCATCATACACCCAAGATCGTTTCAAAAAACTAGCTTGAGAAATATTGACAAATGGTACACTTTCGGCCTCTTTATCCGCCATTGTGTATGTAATTCCCATTTCTGCAAATGCTTTTGAAACAGTAGTATGAGTATACCAATCAATAGATTCACTGACAGACATGATATTATCATCACCATAGGTCATTAAAGAAACATTACCTTTAAAGGATTTAACTTCATGTTTAGGATTCAATTGGTAATATACATATCTCATATATAATGCATTAACTAGACCATTAATGGTGACAGTTAATGGATGTCCGGATGGATTGCTTCCAAAAAATTCAACAAGATCTCCATTGTAATCAACTAATGGAAAAGCTACGTCTTGAGCTATACCATCAATAACACTGAGATCATTGGGTGAAAAATTTCCAGATTCAATACACATTCTCTTAATTATATTAAAAGCGGACAATATAAAATTGGATGCCATTGTTTTATCAAAAGCTTTATAATCACCAGCAATAATACGATCCTTACCATGTGTGGTAACATATTCATATAAATCATGCCATTCCTTGGATTGGGCGATAATACCAGGAGCAGATTCGAAAATCTCTCGATTAGTTTGCATTAACCGAATTGTTGATAACAAATATTTGCGAACAACAATAGTCCAATCCATAGGTGCACCAGTAAAAACTCTAGTTTTACCAGCAGCTATTTTCTTAAATGAAACAGCTTCATCTTTTAAATGAGCACAGAAATTAGGCATAACTCGTTGACGAGAATGATAAGTTGAAATTATACGATCAATATTATCTTTAATCTCTTGAGTAACATCCACCGGATCTTGTAAATCATGTTGTGGAGGAATAGGTATTAAGAAATGTTTTTTACCTTTCTTCCAAGGATTTCCAGCACTGGTATTTCTATTAAGTTTATCTACATAAGAAACCCCAGCAGCACCATTAATAGCAGTGAAATTGTCATATACATGTAATTGATCTAAATTCTTAACTTTAGAAATAATGTCTTCGAAGAAAGAATCTTCACATTGTTTAAGAATATCAAAATCAATATTAACAACAGGTTTAACCATATCATTAGCAGCAATATTCCAAGGTTTCCATCCAGACATAACTGGAGCGCCATATTTTATTTTATAACCATGTGGTGATAAATAATGAACGAGTGGTGATACATCAACATTAGATTTGTGTGATGGTCTAAAACCACTAAATGAACCGTAAACAGCTGCAGAACCCTCAGGTATGTATCGGAATGTAGATTTGGGGTGCAAATCAACAACATTCCTCTGTGCTGTTTCAGATGATAATGTAGGAGCGGATGCTTGCATAGTATAAATATCTTCAACAAGTAAATTCTCAATAATTTTATTGTTCAATTTAATAGCACCAATACATCGAGTAAGAGGACTGATGATAACGTGGATTCCCAATATAACAAAACCGCGAACGGTTTCACCAACCATTAGGGTTCCACAATCACCATTGACTGTTCTTTCCGAAGCAGATGCAGACCAAATTGAACCCGTAAAACCTTGAGTAGGAACTGTGCTCCAACCATTAGGTTTTATACAGGTTAAATTATTAATTTTAAGAGAACCATCATTATTCCGACTAAGATAAAAACCATTGGTTTTAATATCAAGATTATCATCAGTCAAATACGGTGTAATATCTTTTTTTGGAGGTAAATTAGGAATAGTCACAATACAAATGTCATTATCCACATCTCTAACAATTTGAGATTCAGAAATTATGATATTCATATTCATATTGACTCCAGAAGCAGTTGCATGTTGAACAATTCTTAAAGTTCTTGTTTTAACGATAAGTGGTATAATATGATTATTGGTCAAATATTTTTGTCCTTTCAAACATAACATGCGACCAACACTCTTAGTACCATTATCCAAAACAACTTCAATGTAAATACAATTTCGATTAATAATATTTATGAATTGATCACGCGTTAGACTTTTTGAAGATAAAATTTGTTTGGATACTTCAAAAGTAGATAATTCAAAAGAATTTTTATACCAAACATTTTCTTTCTCTTCGTCCATTGCTTTGGGCTTAGTACCAGTTTCTTCTGATATGGAACCTTGAGTTGTCGTCGAAAAAGCATATGATAACATTTTGTAAACAATAGTTCCAGAAGTCAAAACAGTAATAGCAGCCAATAAAAGTTTTGGATGTCCAATCCTGCGTTGTATACGTTCTCCAATTTGTTGACAACGTCGCCTTATAAGATCATGTGCAAAATTATAACCAATGATCTGAGCAATTCTACTTCGAAGAAGTAAATATGCGGCGGTTCTGCCAAAAGTGTGATAGATAATATCATCCAAAGTATTAAGATAGATAAAATATAAGAATTGACATGAATGAATAATAACTGACCAAAAAATAAAATTGAATGAAAATTCAGAAATAAAAGACTGAACTTGACATTCACAATTACTGGTTGGTAGAAAACATTTTTCACAAAGAGTGATATTTTTCATTGCTTCAATAGAATTCTTAATGATATCTTGATTACTATCAAAAGTGAGCACAGCGTTATTAAACCATTTTAAAACATCTATAATGTTGTCGGTGGTTAATAACATTTCCGTTAAAGCTCTCTTATAAGGATTATTTATTTTGGAAATAAGGACTTTTTCAACTGTCCAATTCCAATAATCCGGATAATGATCTTCAATGATCAATGTTTTAGTCGAATCAAGGGATCCATCATCATTAGCATATTCCTTTTTAACTGAAGGAGTTATAATAAAAGGAAAACGACGCTGAACAGCGGATGGATGAGAAAAATATTGATCTGCATTCAAATGTTTAACATTAGTAGTTGCCATAACAAATTCACCCTTAAAAGGAGTTCGTCCTTTATCAGTAAGTGATGCTTGATCTGGACAAAATGGAATGTTATTAATAACTTGAATAACTTCATTGAGAGTAAGATCGCCACTGGGAGCTTTGTTAGGATGTATTGCAGCAATATCATCCAAAACTAAAGCCCATTGAGAAGTTTTAAAACCATCCCAAAAATTTGCAGCAGCATTGCGTGTGTAACAAAAAGATGGATCACTATCAAGATTTTTAATCTTAGCATATTGATGAAAGAAAATATCTTTAATAGTGGATTTTCCAATACCAGATTCTCCAAAAATTAGCATGGAGAAAGGGGCGCGTCTATTTTCGCGTGCAGCCCTCATAGTATATAGATCATCTCGAATATATTGCAACTCACTAACCATATTTTGGAAAAGTCGCTTATCAGAAGCGGCCATCCTTGAAGTGTGTTTTAATATACAATTACCCTTTTCAATAGCGTCATCAAGATTTGCCAAGAAAGTGCTTTCCTTGAAACCGTGAGCTTCAGGGTTAGCCAAAAGTAATGACTGTCGTTTAAGAAGTACATGTTGATCATAAAATTCAGAGTAGGTTTTCCCACTATGAAAGATATATTGCATTTGACCCGTTTTAAGTATTTGAAATCCTCTCTCACATAAAAAGAGGAGAGTATCAAGCAATACATAAATTAAATCGGGTCCAGCAGTGAACTTCTTTTTAATAGCTTCGGCTTCGAAGTGGGTGTAACCACATCGATCAAATGTAAATCCAAGTTTATCAAAAACTGATAAACTCATAGCATACATCATTACGCGATAAAGTTTCTTAAAAATGACAGCATCCTTAAAATCTTCATATTTTCCGAGCAGCTCTCTGCAGGTTCGAAAATGATCTTCAAAACCTTGAACATGAGGCTCATCAAAAATATAATCATAAAAAGATAACAAATTTTTGAATATAACACTATTTATCAAACTTCCTTCAGATCGCAATTTAGCGAAAGTGGTACAAGCAAAGATAATTCGTTTTTTGGAAAAATGTCCATTAGAATGAGCTTCGCTTACCATGAAAAAGAAAGTAGTGATATCTTCAATAAGTTTGATAATCCAATCGGAATCCTGCAAATTTTTTGGTAAATTAGAACAATTCTTATTTAACCAAGTTGCAGCTTTACCGTCGTCATACGTAGATTGAAGTAAAAAGGGTTGTTTGGGGTTTGTAATACGCAATAAATGATCTTCACATTCCTTGATCCAACCATTGAAAATGATATTGGAGTAGGAAGGAAATTTAGAGGTAGGGGTTTTTCCATTAGTGGAGGTGTTTTGTAATAAATTGGTTTTTTCGTTAGATTTGATTGTAAACATAAGTGGAAAAGATTCGCCGTCACTGGATGTATCATAGTACGTATAAATAGTACTACTAAGCTTACGACCTATAAGCTATATATTAATATATTTGGAATTTTGCTAAAGAGCAAAACCAATACACTGGTTAGTCTGGGAAACTAATTGGTAATTTTCCTATTCATCTAAATTATCTATCTCAAGTTCGTTAGAGGAAATAAAGTAGACTATCGGGATCTTCAAAAAGTTAATTTCCTAACTCGGGAAATTGTATATATAATATATCCAGAACACAAGAGCTACTCTTGTGAGTTTGATATTTATATTCAAGTATTAAAGAAGGACGTTATCTTTAATATTTAAAGAGACATAAATAAATAAAA